CAAAACGTCCTGTCTATGTTGATGCTACGTAACAATTTATAAAAAACATATCTATATATATAAATTATTGAAATAGACCATTGGCAATTTTAATGGTTAATTCATGCTATATATATAATGAGATATCATCCCCCAAAATTGGATGGTATCGGGCAGTCCTTCCTGTTGCCGGAAGGTCACGAGCTGGGAAAGGTGCTCGTGGTATTGCATCAGGAACAATTATCCTGATGCCGAATTTTTTAAACCAAATTTTTTGAGCAGACTATATGTAATTTCATATCGCTGAATTGGTTCAGCATCTGACGTGTAATCAGAAGACTAGGGTTCGAATCCCTCGTCGCCCACCACAACAGGGCGTTGTAAAAAATAATTACATTACTACTGCTCAAACATTTTAATGGGGGACTTTATATAATTTCATAACATTTAATAATTGTGGAAATTATTAAAATGACCTAAGGCGCAAATGCCTTGCCAGCCTTTGATCGGAGGGCTAATTTCGATCACCAAAAATTATATATACACCCCCCAATATTTTACCTGAAAGACTAATTGTAATTTCATATACAATAAGCTTAATTGGATAAGCACATTCATTTGGAGAATGAGATTGTTGGTTCAATCCCAACATTGTAAACCAAAACAATTACAATACCACTTTCAGGTTTGATTTCAATTTGAAGAGACTTTATGTGATTTCATAAACGGCGAATGTTTAAAAATGATCACATAAACAACTCTTCATTTCAATTATAATCGGGCGGACTGAGCATGGCTTCGGAATTTTCGGATTCAATAGCCATGCTCATCGCCGTCTATTTTTAATTTTTTGAGGTTTCGATTGTCTTATTACTAACATTACAAAAAAATGGATATAAAGACTTTTCGTCGAAAATCTCATACATTATGAAAGGGAGGATTCACATGACCAAAGCGTTGGATTCAGGAATGCTTCAGTATGTACCAAAGGGTGCATATTATGAAGGTAGTGATGAACAGTTTTTAGCTGTTCGGAAGATGTGGGATGGGTTGTTTGATTACGACCGTGCCCTTTTTGCATTAACATCCATACTAAATGGCACAGGTTTTTCGAAGGGTGCCATGGCCCACAAACTCCTGTCAAACCCGCAGAATGGGAATGGCACGGATCTAATTGTTCCTGGTCTCGACGCTGATTTCGAACGTAAGGTTATCTTGTATAACCTGAATCGTGAGAGCATGACTCGAGCATTGAAAAACCTCCTTATGTTGGCTGGAGGGGAACTACATGGCCGAGTGAACAATTCCAGAACAAGACATATCATTCTGGAGTTCTTGTTCGCACGCCCAATTGCCGAGCAGGATGAACTTGCCGTTACATTCAAAAACAAAATGAAACGGTTGGTTAGACATGCACTGGGTAAACAGGATCTATTCAAAATCCTGAACGGTGATTCACAGTTGTTCAAGAAAATGATCGGGCGATACAGCGTTTATTCATATCCGATTGTTTGTCATTTGTTCAACAAACCGATGGCCGCAATTGATGGATTGAAAGCACATACGCCAAAGATCGATGCATACTGGGCAGCGAAAGTCGCAGCACAACAAGGCAATATTAAAGAGTTTGTAAAACTCATAGATCATTTACCGTGGCGCGTGTGTATGGGGTTCAAAAACTCATACAAGATGGACATCGATAATTCCTTGATCATGGGTAAAGCACAAATGTCCAACAAGGAAAAGGTCCAGACACAAGCAGCGGTCAAACGGTCAGGTGCCAAAAAGCGAACCATCAATTACAATACACAGGATATTTATGACCTGTGGAAACTACTTTACTTCAAAATGGCAAATGATGATGTGGACGATATTGAAAAAATCTCAGAAGCCATTGAGAAGAACAGTGGAAAGATGCCAAAGTTAGATCTCGGTGATCGTGTTGCAGTTGTTCTGGATGCAAGTCACTCGATGTTTGGTAGTGATGAAAGACCAATGCATCCATTTCTAACAGGTCTATGCATTACCTCAATGATTGAAAACGTGGATAGCGTTCATGTTGTTGGTGGTCGATGGAAAGAGCTGGAAGGGTCTGGTAAACGTGTTGTATTCCCCGCAAATGCGTCTCCGCTTTGGAGAGGGTTAGTCGATGCGGTTATCACGGAAGCTAAACAAATCGTCGTAATATCAGACGGTTACGAAAATGCAATCAAAGGAATGTTTGAACATGTTTATAAACATTTCAAAGATTCAGGGTTTGACTTCAATGTCGTTCATATTAACCCTGTATTTTCGGCTGATTCGAAATCCGGGTCATCAAGGTCGTTGGCTGAAGATATCGAGCCGATGCCTGTTGGTAGTTACAAATACCTGGAGACAGAATTTATCTTTAATCAAATGCTTGAAAATACGGATGCTGTCAAGGCAGTCCTTATTAACAAGTATCAAAAGTTACTGGGAGGTGATATAGAATGACATCATTGCTGGATACATTAGGGATCATCAAGAATCTCAATGTGGCTGATGCACAATCCGATGATGAAATGACCGTGATTCCATTACTCGGAGACAGACTCGGAGATGTTGCGCCGCCAGAAGCATTGCGGTTCACACGAACAACTGATTATGGTTCGATGAAGTATGAAAACGATGCCGATCAGCCAGCAATCGTTCCATCACACATGATGGTTCGTGGCAAAAACGCTCAGGATCATGCAATGAGCGGGTCAGGTGTTGTTCTGGCAGCTTCAGAGAAACTTTTCAGAAATGCCTGCTGTATCGAATCAAGTCAAGGTGGTTACTTCAGCGGCCAAGCGGTCGAGGAAGATGTTCTACCAGTTGGTTTGAGACGAGAGCTTTTGGATCTAACGGAGCGCAGCCGTCAGCAGTATGATAAACTGTGGGGTGGAATACGCAGATGGCTTAGCGGTCTTAGAAGGGTTCGGAGTGGAAGTGGAAGAGCGCATCTTCGGGATTTCTTTGATCAACCTGATTATAAGGATGCTCTTGAAAACTTCGCTGCAGCATTTGAACCGGTTGAAGGTCAAATCGGTGCCCTGATTCTATTCAATGGGGTTCCGGTTGGACTTGAAATCATGCCCACACAGGAGCACTGGGCAGCATATTGGAAATGGTTAATCCGTGGTTGTTACGGATCTCAACTTATCAAACTTCGGGAAACGAATGAACTTCCCAGGTCAACAATGGTACTTCCGGAAATTCCAGAAGATGCCGCCGCTGACCAGGTGAAGGAAATCATGGACCAGTTTGTTAAAAACATTCAACTGAGTATTGCCCCAATGTTAGACAAGATTCAGGTCGCCAGCCAAGATCAAGTCAATGTTCAAGGCAACATGATAACAGGACTTATCCGCACAGATACAGGTGGCGGTGGGGACGTTATCACTCAGGATTCCAAGCCTGTGTATCTCTCGCTGATATTATAAGGAGAGCTAATGGATGAATTGGTAGACTCACAATTCAAGAAATTGAAACGCAGGTTAATTGATTTTATTAACAAAACCACCCCTGGTGATGTTATACGTCTTGCTCTATTTTGCAAGATAAACGTACCAAAGCAACTCAGAGACAAATATCTATAACAACCTTGAGCTTCTGTTCATTGTTACCATAGTATTTGACAATTTTTGATTAACAAGCAACGCCCTTATCACATAGTGGTATTGGCATCGCTTTTAGTCTCATTTGAGATTAAGAGGATGTTGATATTCTATGTGATAAGGGACACCAACATTTCTTTTGCTTTTTTCTCGCTTAACTACATGAAGGAGTATTCATGAAACAATTATCAATGGAAAAATTTCTTGAACGTATGGGAGTTGAAGTATATCCCATAACGATCATTAAATTTATTCTAAACAGACGAAGAATCCTTTCATATTTCGAACGAGCGGCTGATCCAGATTTTAAAATACGAACAACATATACAACGGATCACGAAAGCTGTGAAGTATGTAAGGAAAAATTATCCGATGGGATTCTATGCAGGCAACATACATCAATTGATCGTGTGTTAAAAACAAATGGGGTTTTATTTGATTTAGATACAAATATCTATTTCTATAAAAATGAAATATTTAGAATGGTGGGCGATAAAATGGTGATTGTATATTGTCCACACCCCAAATTAATTTCAGGCGAGATCACCGATTCTAAAGTTAGAAAAGTTAATCCGATAACAGTTCAAGATGAAAATCTAGTTGACCTTCCAGCATATGAAAAAATATCAGAATTTATTTCGAGTGGCTTGATGGAGCAAAACATGAAATGTTGGTTCAATTATGAATTTTCGTTGGTAACATTACCGGAGGACAGGAACAAGTCCAATTGGTGCTTAGTTCCGAATAAATAATCAGGAGGATTTAGCTTTATGTCATATGAAGATTATGCAGACCTTATGGGTACTGGTCATGAGAGTCGTGAACCCATAAAACCCGAAGATGAGTTTTTCCACAGCATTTACATTGCAGGCACAACAAGAACAAATCATATTAATATTGAAGAGCTTGCAGGGAAATTTCAAATTCGTGGAGTGAAGTACAATTTGGATGAAGTGAATATGATCATCACACACACCAAAGAAATTTTGGTCAAGGAAGTTACACAAAATCGTCGGGCAAGTACAGAATGCTTTTCATTCAAACCTGCTGCACCACCATGGTATGGCACATCAAAACTACCCGACAATACACCAAGACCTTGCCCACAAACATCTGCCGAAAGAGCTGTAAATGATTACTGCAACACCTGTAAATCACAGATACTCGTTGCAGGCATTTATTGTAATGCGGATGGAAGTCCTATTTTAACCGACGAGAAGAAACCGATTTTTGTTTTTATCCGAGGCAAGGGAATGAAATACAAAGGAGTATCGGATTATTTGAGTGATGCATATAAAATGGATTTGCCACCGATATTCGAACCACAGACAGCAGAATCAATGAAGTTTGAAAAAGCTGTTGTTAATAATAAACGATTTGTCACCAATATTACAAAGGGACAAGAATCAAGCAATTTTGGTATGAAAGATGTATTTGTATTAAAAACTGCTGCTGAATTACCAAAAGATGCAGTCATGAAGATCCTTGAAGTTTCAAAGAACACCTTAGAGAAATTCAATGAAAAATTCGATTGGTCTCTCAGAGCAACAGCCACCCCTGCAACAGGTTATGGTGGAGGGCAGCAAAGCGAAGGACAATCAGGTGAAGGTCAAATGAAAATGGATTCATCTGCTCCAGCAGATTCCACTCCTGATGAAGCACCGAAACAAGAAGAAAAAGAAGCTGAAAAACCACAACAGGTTTTCAGCTTCGATGATGTAAATTTTGATTAATATGTTACCCTAACTGTTTTGAAAGGATTTAAAAATGGCAAGTGACGAAGCTGCACAGCATCAAGAACTCAGTTACTATGAGCGGTTGAACATTTCCGTTCTGTCGATTGATAAGATCAAAACACTTATTAAATCAGACATTAAAGAAACCCTCGGTGCCTGGAATCAAGGCAAAGATGTTGACAAACAATGTTGGCATATTGTTGGACCGGCAGGCGTTGGTAAAACACAGATATGTTACCAACTGGCAGAAGAGCTCACAAACGAAATGGGAAAACTTTTCGACATCATCATGGTTAAAGCGCCTGTTTTGTCCAGGGACGATTTTATTATTCCGTTCCCTGTGACAAACGGCGGCTTCACCAGTTTCAAGATGTTGTATTCTGATTTTGTTCCACAGGGTGAAGACACCTTCGGTATATTTGTCATTGATGAATTTTCCCGTGGTGACCACACATTACAACAGCTATTATGGCAAGTTCAAAATGAGTATGCGATTCACAGATATCCATTTCCAAAGGGATGGTTTGTTATCTCCATTGACAACCCCGACGATTCAGCATACACAATGGACACAATGGAAGATGCCGCAGGGTTAAGACGCCAGCTCCACATCTATACAGAAGTCAGCCCTATCGACTTCTTGAATTATGCAATTTCTAAAGAGTTTCATCCTTTGGTTATCGAGTTCATTCAGACACACCCTGAACTCCTTTATGATTTTCAAGCACAAAAGGTCGGTTCGGTTTACGCAAACCCCGCCAGCTATGAAAAGCTGTCAGATCATCTATGGAAAATGCAAATGAATGGCGGGATCAATTTCGAAGTCATTGATCATAAGGCATCTGGTCTATTGAACACACACATGACCAAACTGTTTTTGGAATTTGCTCAGGAGAAGAAAGATATAAATCCGAAGCTGATTTTCGAAAATCTGCCAGCGGTCAGACCGGCGATCATGGAATTGAAGAAGGAAAGCAACAACGCCAAACTCGGTCAGTTGATGGTTGGGTTCTGTACATACATGACAACAACAAGACCGAAGTATAAGAAAGAAAATTTGAAGTATGTGGAAGAATTTTTGCTCATGATGCCCATAGATACAGCAGCGATCTTTATTACACAGATCGACAAGTTCGAACGGTCATCGGAAGCATTCAAATATATGACAAAAATTCACATCACGCTATTGAAGGAATCTAAACGATACGAGAAAGAGTTTTACGATCCAGTCGTTGAATGTGGTGAAGGCAAATTAGTGTAGAGGTGATCATTGAATACCTCAGAGCGACTAAAAAACCTTGTAGCACAATACGTGCTCAAATATAATTATTGGGGTTATTTGTTTTCAAGAATCAGAAGAAGACCTGATCCCGGTATCCCATCGATAATGGGAGTTGCTCCAGAACGTGATGGTTCGTTATCACTAGTATATAATCCGCCCTATGTAGACAATACATCAGACGCGGCGATACTTACCGTATTGGAGCATGAGGGTATGCATTTATTAAACAAGCATGTCCCTCGTTTGTTGAGAGTTATGGCCAATGAAGTCACTGATGTTATGGCCAAGTCAAAAGCTGAGATTTGGAATATTGCCGCAGACTGTTCAGTTAATGTACAATCTAACATTAGAGAACCAATCCCAATCAATGGTCGTAATTGGCCTGTATGTCTTCCAGCAAGGTATGACATGGAGGAAGGCAAAATAACTGAAGCATATTTTCTGGAACTGTTAAGAAAAGCAAAAAGGATTGAAATTGCAGGTCCAGGTGGTTCAGGAAAACCAGGTCTTGGTTATGAACCAGGCGGATTGGATAATCATCAAAATTGGCAGGTTAAAGGAGTTCCCGATTTAAGTTCGTTATCACGGAAGGTTGATTCATTTACCCAAACTGTTATCAAAGATAGTTTGAAGACCTTCAGTCAAGATCGTGGAAATCTTCCCGGCCATATAGCTGATTTAATTAAGGATGCTCTTGCTCCACCAAAGGCACCTTATTATCAGATAATCAGGAAGTTAATTAGAGGTACACGTCTAAGCAAGTTTCAAAGATCGTTTACAACAATTAATCGTAAACGAACTTACGTGTTTTCGTTGGATTCAGGAATGCTTCCAGCGATATCTCCATTTCCCGGTAGAAAAAGAGACTACTCATTTCGTATTGTTATCCTTATTGATACATCGGGTAGCATGAGCAATGATGATGTTGCAGAAGGTTTGTCCGGAGTAAAAAATATTATTGAAAAAGACAGACATTGCCACACAACAGTCCTTGAAGTTGATGCCGGAGTTGAAAAAGAATATCGAGTCAAAAAGGTTCGTGATATTCAATTTGATATTAAAGGTCGTGGAGGGACAACATTGACACCTGGTCTTGAAAGAGCAAGAGAATTGAATTGTGATGTTTGCCTTGCTTTTACAGATGGTTACACAGAGGATATCAATGCTGTACCCCGTAAACGATTGCCCAAGAAATTAATTTGGGCTATTACACCAGATGGTTCTGCAAAACAAGTGAATCGTACTGGTTGGGTGGTGCAATTATGAAAATATTAGAAATTGGATGGTTTCGTTATTTATTGCTAGTGTTTTCAGTGTATATAGCAACCATGCTTTTCGGAGGATCGTTTCAACCAAATGGGGGACCAGTATGTATTGTTGGCTCTAGTATGTGGGTCGCAATTGCAATTTTTATATACCCCCCGTTTAAAAATAAACCAGTAACAGACAGAGAGGATGAATGACAAAATCTTACAGTGCAAAAGATGTCAGAGTTTTAGATGAAGTTGAGCATATACGACTTAATCCTGGGATGTACATCGGGGATACAAACAATCCTGCTCATCTGATTGAAGAAGCTCTAGATAATGCTTTAGACGAAGCACTGGCCGGTTTTGCTAAGATCATTGCTGTTATAATTGATACAAAAGAAAATAGATTTGCAGTATTGGATGATGGTAGGGGTATTCCTATTGAAGATAATACCCCTGTCACCATTTCCTCTAAGCTATTTTCCGGTGCGAAGTTTCAAGATAAAAAGACAGCTTATGAGATCAGCTCCGGATTGCATGGGGTTGGTCTCGTTGCTGTTAATGCATTAAGTAGCGAATATCGTGTTGAAGTTTGTAGAGATGGAAAATACGCAACATACAATTTTAAAGACACGAAGCTACGAAACAAAAAAGTAATTAAACATGAAGGTCAAAGACCATTCGCAACTAAAATAGAATTTGTTCCAGATAAGAAATTCTTTGAAACTCTAAAACCAAATTTAACAAGAATACGTCAAAGATTAACAGCAGCATCAGCAGAAATGCCAGAAGATATCAGTTTCGTTTTATATATAGACGGAGAAAAAGAAATATTTAAATTAACAGCATTAGAATATTTCAAACAAAATTGTTTAACAGGAAAAGATGAAGTTGAAGTATATCCAATTGAAGTTCAACGAGGTCCGGAGAAATTCAATGTTTTATTTACATACGAACAAAACGGACGTTTAACACCTAAACATATATCATCAGTAAATCTATTACCCGTTACAGATGGTGGTGTTCATTTAAATTGCTTTCTTGATCAGTTAAAAGAATTTTTCAGATTGAAAGCAAAGAAAATGGGATTCGATTTTCAGTTACAAGATGTATTGATTGGATTAAGAGTTTATCTTAGTTTGAATTTGCGTGAACCAAAATTTTCAGGTCAAACAAAAGATCGTCTTATCAATATCAAATCAGATATGGAAGCATTTACAAAACAAATGCGACCACAGATTGAAAAGATATTTGAACAGGATGATAGACTTGAAACCCTCCTTAAAAGATTTCAAGATTATAGAAAGAAATTAGATTCACGAAAATTAGTGAAAACAGGAACAGCTGGGCGACGTGCGTCAACAAAATTCACAAAGCTCAGAGATTGTACAAGGAGAGATGGTGAATTATATATTGTTGAGGGTGATTCAGCAGGTGGTTCTATTATTCAAACAAGAAATGCAAAGATTCATGCAGTATTGCCGTTGCGTGGAAAATCAATTCCAAATGCAACAACCAAGAAAAACATATTAGAAAACAAAGAAGTAAAAGAATTAATCATGGCCATCGGAGCAGGATATGGTCCACATTTTGATATTGATAAAGTAAGATATAACAAAATCATATGTGCTACAGATGCAGATCATGATGGAAGTCACATTGCATGTTTAGTGTCAATGGCAATGGCTGTTCTTCTACCTGAAATCGTGAAAGCAGGTTTGTATTATATTGCTCAAACTCCATTATATGCCATCAATGAAAAGAAAACATTCAAACCATTGTGGAGTGAGGATGAATTAGACAAAGCAAGACAGGGAGGAAAACAAATCACACGATTTAAAGGACTTGGAGAATTGTCACCACATCAATTGAAAATATGTTTGTTGGATGAAGGAACAAGACATCTAACTCCAGTAGAATATAGCAATGACATTGAATCATTAGAAAAGTTATTTTCAAGTGCAGCAGAAAAAAGAAAATTGGTAGGTGGTTAACCTCTGTTGCTAGGGGTTAATCTTAACCCTTAAGCAAATGAGGTTAGAAATGAATTTTACACTTTGTAGAGTCAATACAATTTTAAAAAGAGTTGGTCTTGAATTAAAAACTCCAAGAACAGATGGAGTTTATACAATCAAAAGAATCACGGATGATAAAGTAGTTGCAGCAATTCATCCGATCACCAGAAAATTCTGGGTTAAAACAAGAAACAAAAATGGAGTCAATGGAGACTTTATTATTAAACCCCAACCAGTTACAACATTTAATGATTTAATAGTTTGGGGTCAACAGGCGGTGGCATATTAATGAACGAAAATTTAGAAAACACATTACATTTAGCAGATTGTATTGATCTGCTAAGAGATTGGCATTCCAAAGGTCAGACAAATTTTATAGATCTTATTTATATAGATCCTCCGTTTAACAGTAATAGAAATTATAATGTTCTATTCGATTCAAAATTAACAGAAGAAGCATTTTTGGATACATGGTCAAGTGTATCATATCTAGATGAATTGGAAGGCATGGCTACAATGTCTCCAAATCTATATAACTTTCTGAAAATGTTGGAAACAACAGGTCTTCCAAAATCATATATTTCATATTTAACAAAGATGAGTATTCGATGTTGGTATATGAGAGAAATGTTAAAAGACACAGGAAGTTTATATTTTCATTGTGACCCAACAATGAGTCATTACGTTAAAATCATCTTGGATTATGTGTTTGGAATGGGAAATTTTAAGAATGAAATAATTTGGTGTTATAAAAGTGGTGGAAAATCAAAAACTATATTCCCTAAAAAGCATGATGTTTTATTATATTACGGAAAAACGAAAAATACTAATTTTTATCCAGATAGAGTCAGAATAGAAAGAATTAACCCAAACAATAAAATTATTGAAGAAAATGGAGAAAAATTTGTAGTATTTAAGAAATTCAATCGAGAGTATAAATATAAATACAGCGATGGAGCTATGGTTGAAGATTGGTGGGATGATATAACAAATATTGGACCTAATAATAAAACTGAAAGAATAGGTTATCCGACCCAAAAACCAGAAAAATTACTTGAAAGAATCATATTAGCTTCCTCAAATGAAGGAGATCTTGTAGCCGATTTTTTCATGGGTGGGGGAACAACAATATCTGTAGCAAATAAATTAAATAGAAAATTTATTGGCTCCGATATAAACATGAGAGCTCTTCAAATAACCCAAAGAAGATTAGAAGAATTGCAAAATACAGTAAAGAAAGATTTTACTATTTTTGCAATACCAAATTCAGCTGAAGATTTAAGAAAAATGGTTGACGCTAATGTTATTGGAAGTGGCAAAAATAGTAAATTTGAACTAGAAGAAATAACTGTAAAATATTATCTAAAAAATCAACATGTAGTTGGAAATAAAGTAAAAGTTGGTGATGGTTCAATTGATGGTTATTTTGTATTTCCATATAGAGGAAAACAAGAAACTGGATTAGTTCAAATTACTTCCGGAGCTGGTATCGGTCATTTAAAAGCATTCTGTTCAGAAGTTGGAAAAGGAACTGGAAAAATTGGAGTTTATATTTCCTTTGCAGATCGAATGAGCCCTGGCATGATAAGAGAAGCTAAGAGTTACGGAAAAGTTGGAACTGTTGACAAAATTCAAATGCTAACATTTGAACAATTAATTAATAATAATCAATCATTTGATGTTCCAAAAGATATATTAACAATATGAAATTTCCATATAGTATGCAGAAAAATAGTTCTGGCTTCTTAAATAAGGAGAAAATCAAATGAAAAGAATATTAATTCTTAGTTTATTATCATTATTCTTTATATCATGCACAATTAGTCCAGTCTATACAGACTCTTATTATCAAAGAGAAAGACATTATGACGACCGTGGTAATTATAAAGGATATTCGGAACAAAGACAAAAGAGTAATCGAATCAGATTTTATAATGAGCACGGTCAATATCAGGGCTATGCTATTGAATCAAAATATAGCACTAGATATTATGACTACAAAGGAAGATATAAAGGAAAAAGTGACTAAAATTTTTGGAGGGACTCATGAATCCCGTAATACAGAAAAAACAGTTTGAGAAAAAGTTAATCAGACGCGGAATGCTTAAAACAATTAATGGAGATGTAATAAAACCTCCAACCCGATTATATAAAACTCTCGGAGAAGAAATACTTTGGTGTTTAAATAAATCAGACGCCAAATTGACAACAAGTGATTTCGCAAGATATTTCGGTAGTGATATAAAAATAATTCAAAAAGTTATGCGAAAATTAACCAATAGTACAACCAAATTGGTTAAACTTAATAAGCGTAAAAACAAAATATATTACACCGCTAAATTTCAAAAAGATCTTGACATACCAACGGCATATAAATTAATCCGTATGGGTGCAACAAAAAAGATAAAATAAAGGATACCATATGGGAATACGAAAAAAAACATTAACGACTGATTGTGCTTCATGTGAGAAAATGAAAATTGATGATAATAACAATTTCACATGTTCATGGGGCAAAGGCAAAAAACCAAAAATATTGGAAGCGCATAAAGGGAAACGTCCAGTACAATGTAAACTAAAGAGGTGAACGTATGCCTTACATTAAAGACAAAGATAAACATGAAATGTCCGATCACATTGAACAGTTATTGATGTTCATTGAAACAAAGGGCGATTTGAATTATGCAATTTGTGAAATGGTCGGACGTTTAATTCTTGACGGAGACAAGTTATCATATACAAAAATCTCCGAGTGGATCGATGCAGTTCATGATGCAGAAACAGAACTGAGACGTAGAATATTGACCCCATATGAAGTCACAAAGATGCTTGAAAATGGAGATGTGCCATCCTTCATGGGCATTCTTGACAGAATAATTGAGGAAAAGAAATGATGGGGTCACGAGCAGATTTCTATATTGGTATGAACGATCCGAAATGGATTGGGAGTGTTAGCCAGGATGGTCAACCTCATAGAATACCATGCAATATTTTAGTACAAAACAATATCACTATGTATGAAGAACTGGTGATTGATTTCTTAATGGCGAACAGAGGAATAATCGAATCAATGGGACATCCATGGCCGTGGCCTTGGGAAGATAGTAAATTGTCTGATTATTCATATTTCTTTAAGCGAAGTCATCACATGGTTTATGCATATTCAATGGCAGATAAAACAGTATTCAATCCATTGAAAATTATGCAGGGCGAAGATTTGAAAACAGCTCATGTTCACATAGGGATAAATTTTCCGAAAATGGGAGTAGGGTATGGACCAAACATTGCCAAGGTTGTATAAGGAGTACGGGGAATATTCAAATTACAGAAATTTTCCCTTAGATCTTGATGGTTTGAAACCCGTTGAGCGTCGAGCATTATTGTCAGCTTACAAAATCGCAAGAGCTAAATATGTAAAATCGCGGCAAGTTGATTCATATACCACTGGACACTATCACCCACATGGAGAATGTTACGGGACGATTGTTCAATTAGTTCGACAAGGGTTTCTAATCGGTCAAGGTAATTTCGGTTCAAATGTTGGAGTCGAACCAACGGGTCCAGCAGCACCAAGATACACAGAATGTAAAATGAATCCAAGGACATTGGAATTGGCGTTCAAATATATTAAATATTGCCCTGAGGTCCCTACAGAATTGGGCGATAAAGAACCTGTATTTCTACCAACAATGATGCCATTATGTTTACTAGGCAACGATTATACACAAGGAATTGGTTTCGGATATAAGACATTTATTCCTTGTTATACATACGATTCATTGAAAGCAAGATTATTATGGTTATTAGGTCATAGAAAAACAGAGCCAGTTCCTGTTCCGATTTCTGATTGTACGGTAACTTCAACACCTGCTGAATTGAAAAAACTGCTAACAAAAGGAAAAAACAAGATTGATGTTGAAGGGATCATCGAAGAAGATCCCAAAAATAATAAATTAACATTACGGTCGTGGCCACCCGGTAAAAGATTTGAAACAATCCTTAATAAATTTTCAGCAGAGTTGGATTCAGGAATGATCGGGTTCACTGATCTATCAGCCGTTGATACAGAAATTGTTTTTCAAGTGTTAAGAGAAAGAAACAGAGATAAAATCTATCAAGATTTTGTAGAAAAATTGAAAGAAGTTGTTAAAGGTTCGGTATCATTTGAAATAACCGTAGTTGATGTAAACAGTAAAGTACTTGTAAAACCAGTCGATGATCTTCTATTAGACACATACAAAATGTTTTCTGAAATGAATAAGAGGATGCTGAATGAGGAAATCGGAAGACTCGACGCACTAATTGAAGAATATGAGTTACTGGAAATGATTAGACCAACTATTGCATCATGCATCGGAAATAAATTAAATGTTGAAGATACATTAAAAGCAATTGCAAGGCAACACATGATGTCAAATTTAGATCCAGTAAAAGATCTTTTGAATAAATATAAAATCAATAAACTCCTAACATTGGAGATTGATACAAATGAATTAGTTACGCAAAAAGAAGAATATACAGCAACACTCAAAAATTTAGATAAGTTCTTAATTGAACAATATTCCACTTTTCAGTAAGGGAGATCGTATGTACAGAATATCAAAAGAGTTCACTTTTTCAATGGGTCATAGACTCAGTTGCCATGATGGTTTATGTAAGAATTTTCACGGTCATAATTATACAGTCATCATTGGATTGAAAAGTGAACGGTTAAATCCAAATGGAATGATAATGGATTTCGGAGATGTGAAGGCAATGGCATTACATTACTTCAAACATCTAGATCATGCCATGATGATTCATTCCTCAGACGCAGATAAGTTCATGAAATTACAACAACAAATGCCATTTCTAAAAGTAATTGTTGTTGATTATGAACCAACAGCGGAAAACATGTCGAGAGATATGTTTGAATATTTCAGTACAGAAGTAGCAAAGTATGCTGGAGACATTAAAGTAGATTTCATTACAATTTATGAAACGGATACGTCTCAGGCAACATATTCCGAAGATTAAGAGGACGATGTAATGGTCGATGTTATTAAACGATCTGGGTTACTGATTCCAAAGAAATATAGAGATACACAATTTTACATTGATGTGAAAGAAAAACTGACAAGAACATTTCAGGCATATCAAACACCAACAATAGAAATACAAAAGTTTTATATTGAATCTGAAAAGTTTTTGCTTGTGCCTCGATATTTTCCTTTAGATGATTACGCCACAATTGAAAATGTTAAAGACATTACACATGATGGCGAAGATATTAATATTAAACATAATATTACACCCAGAAGCGAAACACAAAAGTTAGCAATTGATTATATGATGAATAACAATAAAGGGATTATTCAATTAGCTCCCGGAGTTGGAAAAACAGTCATATCAATATATGTTATCTGTGAAAGAAAAAAGAAAGTAATGATTCTCGTTCACCGTGACGCATTAGCAGTACAATGGACAGAAAGGATTCTACAATTCACTGATTGCGAAGAGCAAAACATTGCAAGATTAACATCTGTAAAATTTAAAGATGAATTGAAGAAACCAATCATCATTGGAACCGTACAAACATTTATATCATTATTAAAAAGAAAACGAGAAGAATTTTTGACCGCATTAAATGATGCAAATGTTGGAGTGTTTATTGGAGATGAAGTTCATACAACAGTAGGTGCTCCAACATTTTCAGAATGTTCAATTCACATTCCATCAAAAGTAACATTTGGTTTAAGCGCAACTCCATATCGATATGACGGTAATGGAGATATAATTGAATATCATTTGGGAAGTATATTTGCAGATACAGACACCGAAGGAACAATGCCAGCCAAGGTTACAGTATTGTTATTAGATTATGAAATAGATACACCTAGAAGGGGCCGCTACCTTCGATGGGAGGGTCGTTTTCAACGTGCAAGGTATCTTAATCTAATGCGAAAATCAAAACCCTACAGGGAAGCTCTCAGAGGGTTGATAGCAAAATTAGGAGTCAATAGACATCTTATATGTATGGTCGAACGTATCAAAATAATTGATGAACATCTCGAAGAAACACAATTCAGAAGCAAGTCAAAATTCTGTGGCACAGCTAAAGCTGATACATTAGAACAGAAAATTACATATACAACTCCAGGTAAATGTCGTGATGGAATCGATGTACCTTGGAAAGATTGTATTATAATGACTTCACCAATTAAAAATGTTGATCAATTATCTGGAAGAGTTACAAGAACACACCCAGACAAGAAAACTCCTATTATAATTGATATGGTTGACTATGGTTGTCCTGAAATAGCAAATACATTTTATGGTCGTCGCAATTTTTACAATGAAAAAGGATGGCCAATCCAATATATCTTTTTCAAAGACGACAAAATGAATATCGTTGATGATCAAGTAGCATTAGATATATTATCCGGGAGGTGAATATTTTGAAACAAATACTAGAACCAGACGCTGTTCTCATTTCATTTGAATGTGAGAAATGTGAAAGGAATACCGATATATGTTCTGTTTCTGAAGTTATATATGATGGCGCACCAATGTGTGTTGATTGTATGGAAGAAATGAGCATTGTAGAATGTTATACAGAGGGAATATGAAACTAAAATCAGATTTTGTAACAAACAGTAGTTCAACAGCATTTATAATTACAAATCATACTGATAAAGCATTGATGGTTGATGATTTTGCTAAAGAGAATCCACAATTGGTTAAAGAATTTCTTGACTGTTATACTTGGAATGGCCGAGAAGAATTGACACACGAAGCGTTGATAGAATCAGCGAAAAACAACAATGCAATCCTTAGACCAGGAGAAAATTATATCGCATTTGGCGATGAAGATGGAACGATAATTGGTCGTGTTTATGATTACATGTTAAGAGATGGTGGTGAATCAAAATCATTCTCTTGGCGATTCGAAGAATGGCTGAGGTAAAAATGAAAAGAAATAAAGGGTTTACACTGATAGAAGTAATGATTGTTGTTATGATAATAGGCATACTTATTACTCTAGTAATTCCGATATGGGGTAAATACAAACAAGAACTCATAAAGGAACAAGATAAGCGCCCTGTAATTGAACAACCAATGGAACAAACAGATGATTTAAAAGAAGTGACGAAGGAAAAATCTCTATAACCGAGGTATAATATGAAATTTGGATATACAGCAGATATACATTTGTCCAGATATGGCCAGGACAAATTAGAAGATGAATCAAATCTTCCAGAGCGATTACATAGTATTAAATCAGCATTAGATTCAATGGCACAATATCTTGTTGATAATGATATTCCTACAATGACCATCGGTGGAGATTTGTTACATGGCAAATCAATTATATATGCAATCGCTCAAGATTTAATGATTGACTTCTTTCATCATTGGTCTGATAAATTAAAATTTTATGTCATTGACGGTAATCATGATTTATCAGGAAAAGGTCATAATGTAATTTCAGCACTAAAACCATTAAAAAATCTACCTGGAGTAACATGGGTACCTTTCAATGAAACTCTAACAATTGATGATATGTTAATGGTACCATATGGACCCGATATGGTTAATATAATTAAGAAAAATAGTGCAAGAACATTGGTATCACATTTCGGTTTAAGTGAAGGAATGTTAAATTCAGGTATCAGTATCGTATCAGATATATCTTTAAGAGATTTAGATGGACGATATGAAGTTGTTCTATTGGGTCATTATCATAAACCACAAGAAATACTCCGACCATCTATTCGTTTATATTATGTCGGATCACCAATTCAATTAGATTGGGGGGAGAAAAACGATGATAAAAGATTTTTGGTGTATGATACAGAAACTCTGGAAGTCGAAAGTATCCCAACCGAAGGTTACAAAAAACATATCGAACTTGACATCAAACACTCAAATAAGGAAGAGATTCTTCGACTCGCTAACGAAGCAAGAGAAGAAGGACATTGGGTCAAAGTAATAAAACGTGAAACAATCGATCTTGGAAAAGATAATGATTTCATGGTCATTGACAAGATCGATAAAGACATAACGAACAGAGGAATTACAAGTTCAATGTCTCAAGCTGATAAATTTCAAAAGTTTTTAGAAATAAAAGAAATCCCTGAAGACGAACAAGAAGCGTATTTAAATAAAGCTCTTTCGTTAGTCGATAGGTGTGAGGGGTAATATGAGAGATATAGTATTTAATGAAGTCGGAATGGAAAATTTCGGACCATACATTGATCCGATGATTCTGACATTTGAAAATGATAAGCTAACCCTTATAACAGGTCCAAATGGTATCGGCAAAACAATGTCTCTTGAAGCTCTACCCTTTACTCTTTATGGCGAAACATGTAAGAAAGTAAAAGGGGATGATGTTGTAAATAATCGGGTAGGTAAGAATTGTCATACATGGGTAAAATTTTCAATCAATACCGATACTTACCAGGTTGACCGTTATCATAAATATACAAAGCTAAACAATACAGTAACCATTTGTAAGAATGGCGAAGATCCGTATAAGAAAGGTCATAGAGAAGTTGTTCCTGAAGTTGAAAGATTAATTTGTTCAAAGAAATCATTTATGAACACTTTAATGTTTGGTCAAAAGGTCAAAGACTTCTTTACTGATTTAGTCGATTCAGATAAAAAAGAAATATTTAGAAAGATATTAGATCTGGATATTTACACTCAATGGTATAAAGAAGCTGACAATGATCTCAAAGCAATAAAAGAAAACATACAAAAGGTCATTGAACAAGTTGGTATTGATCGTGGTATTCTTGCAAATACAGAAGACCAAATCGATATAATGTTGGAACAGGTAAAGAATTTTAAAATCGAACGTCAAGAAAAAATTGATAATGAAAAGAAAGCTCTTGAAGATTCTCAAAGACTTCTTGATAAATGGCAAGGGGATTATAACAAATTACCTGATCTGAAAGCTGATATTGAAAAGCTAATTGAGCAGATACAAGATACAGAAAAACGAATCACATATCACGAAAACGAAAAAGAAACAACCAGATTAAAATTGATGAATAGTCGTGATTCAAAAATTTCTGAGATTCAAGGTGCCGCTGAAAAAGCAAAACAAGGAATTGTTGAAAAGCAAAGATCGAAGTATGAAACTTTTCTATCAAGTCATCAAAAAGAAATGACAAAAATTGATGATGAAATTTCTGATATTAAAAAAGAAAGAGCAGATAATTCATCCAAAATATCAGCACTTGAAACCGAAAGAAAAATGATTCAAGTTCAAATTGATAAATTGAATAATAGTCTTGAATTGGACGAAGGCGAATGCCCAACATGCCTTCGTGATATTGACGATGAATGTCGTGACCATTTAGAAAATGAAGCATTGAAAATGGTTATTCAATATGAAAAAATAGAAAGAAAAGAAAAGTCAATACATGCAGAAAACACAAAGTTGTTTGAATCTTTAAATGATGCACAAACAAAAAAGACTCAACAACATAATTCATTTCAGATAGTTGTTTCTGATTTAAAAGATGATGAAATAAAATTGATTTCAGAAGTCACAACTAAGTTAGCTTCAACAATAACAAAAGTCAAACAATTAGCTGAAAAAGAAGCAGAAAAAATTGAAGCTGATTATGCAGAATACATTGATAACTTAACACATAAGTTAAGTGAATTAAATGAAATGAAAACAGTTGTTATGAAGTCAAATGAACGCCGTAGCGAAATTGAACACATGATCGGAAATATCCAACAAGGAATGAAAGGTCATGAGTTAAGATTGGAAATGGCAGAAACTGAAGAGTATGATATGACTCAATTGGCTGCATATCAAATGCGAAAACAAGAGCTTGATAAAAAGATAGAAGAATCAAATGAAGCTCTTAAGAATTTACAAAAAGAAGAAACATTAGCTGCATTTTGGAAATCTGCATGGTCACCATCAGGTATCCCATCAATGTTGATTGATGAAGCAGTTCCATTTATGAATGAAAAGGTATCTGAGTATCTTGATCAATTAACAAATGGTAGATATATCGTTTCATTCGATACATTAGCAGCAACAAAAGCAGGTGAGTTCAGAGACAAAATTTCAGTTAATGTTCTTGATACATACACAAGAGCAAATTCAAGAATCCAATTATCTGGTGGTCAAACGAGACTTGTTGATATTGCAACCATTTTGACACTTGGTGATCTACAGTCAAGCGTTCAAGATGTTAATATAAATATATTATTGTTTGATGAAATATTTGATAGTTTAGATGAAGAAAACATTGGATTTGTTTCAAAAATATTGTCAAAATTAAAGATAGGAAAATCTATTTATTTAATTTCACATACACAAGTTGAACAATTAGAAGCAGATGAAATACTGGAGTTGAAATGAAAATAAAAAGAGACTTTGTTACCAACAGTTCATCAACAGGTTATATTGTTGCCGTACCAAATGATTTCACCCCAACAACAGAAGAAATTGATATAGAATTTGCACAAGTTTTAAAAGAATGGGGTGACTATGATATTTGTGGTGATTTAACCATAGAAAAAGTTCGTAAAGATATACAAGAAGAATATTTCGAAAATTTGAAATTTGGAGAAAATCTTTGGTATTATGGAGATGAGGGAGTTCATTCATGTACATATCAAACTATACTTAATATATGTGAAAATCATGGCTTTATGTTAAGCGTTTTTGAAATTGGTGGTGAAGGTAATAATCGGATTGAGCCAATTTCACAAGAAAGTATGGACCGATGGCTTGTTGATACAAAATTAAAAGACTTCAAGAAGGAGACCAATGAGCAAAATACGAATAGTTAATTGGTTGTTGACCAGGCGATGTAATTTGAAATGTAGTTATTGTGCAATAGTTAAAAATTATGATAACAAGCCGGAAGAATATCCCGATATGAAACATTATATCGAGAATGAAATGACAACCGATGAAGTTATCAAATATTTATCTCTATTGAAATTACACAATCCAGATGCATTTCATATCTTTTATGGCGGTGAACCAATGCTCCGTAAAGACCTGGCTGACATTATCAATTATTGTAACGATGAAGATATTCATTATACAATAATTTCAAATAACACCGAACAGATTAAACCGTTGATTGAAAAATTGATAAAAGATGTTCGGGGAAACATTAAAGGATTCACAGCTTCAGTTGATCCAGTTTTCTTTGCAACAGAAGATGTGGATGAAGATAGCGTTATAAAAAGTCTCGCAGGTTTTGAAAATCTGAAGAAGATGAAAGAAGTATGTGATGATGTAGTTGCAGAAATAACAGTTATGAAACATAACCAACAATATTTATATAAGTTGGTGCAATTATTAACAGAAGCTGGTATTAACAGCGATGTAACATTTATCGATATTGCAAAGAATCCATATTATGATTTTGCAAATGTTTCAGACCCAGAATTGTTAGTTGGTCAATCTCCTGTATTGGCCGAGCAGTTTCAATTGATTTCAGATAATGATGTAGATGTTCATATGAAAAATACATTGATGCCTGCAATATGGGGTATTCTCCCATCCGATATGGATTGTCAAATAGAAAGAAACCTGCACAATATATCAATTGATGCAGATGGTAGTATCCGTTTGTGTTTAAGGATTCGTGGTGTATTAACTCCGAAGATGATTCCAAACGTGAGTTATCTTTTACAGACGGAAGATTATTCAGTGAATCGTGTTGCTCAAACAATACTAGGTGCTGACAAGCGTAAGCATTGTAAATTATGTAATCACACTTGTCATTTGATGAGCAAAATTATCGACGATCACGATTTAAGTCCAGATGATCTAGTACATTTGGATCGGAGGAAATAATTAAATGGCAAACGAATTTGATCCAGAAATTATTCAAAATGCAGTTCAATTCTGGCATAAAGTAAGTTCAGAGGATGAAGTAAATATTAAATTTAGAAAGAAGGATGGCACAACAAGATTTATGAAGTGTACATTGAACTTTCAAAAGATACCACAAATTGATCATCCGAAGAAAGTTAATATACCAGCCATATTAAAACTGATGCAGAATAGTGGTATTCTTCATGTATATGACCTTGAAAAGAAGGGATGGAGATCTGTTCCATTTAACAATGTTGAATATTTACAAGCTGGAGAAAGAATGTATAAGATCAAACCCATTAAACGAATGGGAGGTAATAAGTAATGGCGAAAGAGCCAACGACATTAGATAAAATTATCAGTGAAATTAAAACAACTGATATGACTCAACAGATCAGAGAATTTTGTGATATTATTATGAAGGAAGAAATGCCCCGAATGAAAAATATTCAACATGCACCAAAGGGGCCAAATAAATTCGCAATTATTGAAGTTAGTGGTTTGTTAAAAAAGGAGATTGGATTTCTTTCTCTTGAACGTGAAAGTGAAGAAGATTATATTGGCGTTTTCTGGACATATAGGCTAGATAAGAAAGACAAGCCACCAAGAAAAAACAAAGTCCATAAAATCGAAGGTAATAGCGCAAAGAAGATAATTCATCAATTTGCAAAACTTGTAAAATTTTATCGTGGAGAATGATATGGTAACAGAGTTGGACGAAATACGGTTAAACAAATTTTACGCTACGTCTATGATTTCTGAATATCCAGACACCGAAAAAGATGATTCAAAACCTATTAAAAACAAAAGAATCATTCGGACAACAGAACTAATTAGCAAACTTAAAGAACATCCATCATTAAAGAAAACGGATTATCAAGTAGATCATTTATTTCCACCGAATTGTCGGTATTATGAAAAACAAGATCAAGGGTTCCTTGTTGTTATAGAAGAACAGCCGGCGTTCAGAACAATTACAGTAGATAAAGATATGTCTCATGAATATGAGGCATTGAAAAGCGCTGGACACATTAAAGAATATGGATATGAAAAATGGAAAGATGAAAATCCAGAAAGACCATTTCAATTTACATTGGCATTACCGTATGTTGTATTCTTTCTTGCATTTACAAAAAGATATGATTGTCTGGGAGGTAAAATATTTTTCAGAACAAAACCGATATCTGGGTTCAGTGATCAACTTCTGAAAGCTCCATTCCTGAACATTAGCGAAAGTCAAAATATATGCTTTGGAGATATGATACATAAGGGACCAAAAAGAAGTATTTTTGCAGATGTAAACCATGCAGTTTCATGCTATTGGTCCACAATATTCAACCCGGACTATATTTACAACTATCAAGCATATCAACACACTCCAGGTTTGTGTGATTATTTTACCTGGCAATATTATTCAAATATTGATCCAATGTTCGTATATACGGCTGATTGGATTCAGGAACCAAAAATTACAGTTGGTACCGAGACAGATCGAGTAAGAAATTGGATAAATGATCGGGGAGACCGTGAAAACGGCCAGTTCGGTTATACGACATTACGACAACTATTTACCGAATCTTCAGATAAAGGTATGGAGAAAGTCCCCGGCATCGGTTCAGTTCAACCATTGTTATTCGATGTTTCAAATTCGATGTTTATGGATGAAATCTATGTTGATCAAGGTGACATGTTTAAAAATAACCATGGCCAAGTTCTCCATGTTGATTCGTATCTTGGTTTTCGTAGAATGCCTGAACCAACATATATTAGTTTGCAAAGGCATGATGGAAGATTATTAAAATGGCGTTTAACTAAAGAAGTTCGTAAATATATATCGGCCAAATGTAAAGAAGAACGTCACCTGGCAACTGCAATTCTACCAAATGGAGAAGAGCTTAAGGCAGGCGATATCGTGATCATGAAAGATAATTATGGTCATGATGTATATCGGAAAATATTCTATATTAGAATGTCAGTTAAGGGAGAAATTGAAGCTCGGGTCGGTAATGAATATTATATTTTGGATAACATTTCAAAAGATACAAAAATTATCGATGTTTCAAATCCTGAGTATTTTGATCTTGTATTAACTACTGATAAGGAATATATTGTTCTACGTAGCGATGGATATAATTCAACTCCAGTTATTCCGATATCAATATGTGATTTTAAAGAAGTAACAACTGGCATGGGAAATGACCTGTTGATGAAATTCATAGTAAATAGTGGCTATGATAGAGGTTATAATTACGAATTACCAATGACCTCAACTTCTTCAGCACGTATTCGCAGAGTTTATGAAAAACAATCGATGCGGGAATTACCTCCAGTGTTTGCAGTCGGAAGACAACTGATGTACGCATCAGAAAATACTGGGTCTGGTAGTAGACTTAGTAAAGCACATGTGTTGGAAAATATAGGAATTACAACAAGGTATGCTGTTAAATTGAGAAGTGCAAGTTTTTCTCAGTGTAGAGATCAGTTTATATTTGATAATGGAAACAAGTTCAGTATTGATAGTTTCACAGGTCCGATTGAATTTGAAATCGGTGATAAAGTCGTTGTTGCAAATTGGGATGACCCAGTTGATATGTTGACTGTCAAACAGATTCAAGGGTTTGTACAGAATGCTGAAACTGGTGATATCAAATTTACAATGACTGATAAAAATGATAAGTTGTCAGCTATCGATTATATAGATACTAGACACCATTCTGTTAAAATCGGTTCAGTCCGTAAGATCACAAATCGGTGGGAAGAACTTTCGGCTGGTATGAAAATTGTTGCAAATAAAACAGGGATTTCCATGTTTCCGAAAAAGGACACCAACATCATTATCGGTTTTCTTTATGATACCGGCGGACCAGAACCATTAGTATTGTGTTCAAATGCAGCTACCCTGTGGTACAGTGATGTTCTTGAAAATTTTGATATAATTAAAATGGATGATGCAGCATGGAAAACGAAAAAACATGCACCCATTAGTCCATCTAAGATGAGATATCAAGCTGGTGATATACTTAAAGGGAAAAATAGATTCGCTAACAATTGTGGATACCTTGTATATCGTCCGAGAGATCAACGGACAGTTCGTGCTGCTCATCTTGGTTATTATCATATGTATGAAGAAAGCTATGTCTTTGATAGAATGTTTACCAGAGATGTAATATTTGATTCGATTCCTAACCCTCGTCTTTCAGTATCCCAAGAGAATAAACTTGGATTCGTTAATGCATTTCCTAATTTTCATGGAATGTACATTACAACTGAAAAATTCTTTTCACCCTACCTAGTTGCCAACGATACAAGGAGTATTTTAAATGTTCCCAGTGATAGTGAATGATGGCACAGCTGAAATTCCTGATGATGATATATGTTATATTGTCGGTAAAGAGGGAATTTTTCTAAAGAAGAAGCTGGGCGTAATGGATAGTATCGCCCCAGTAAAAAACATTTCAATTCTTGAGAGCGTCCAAACGATGGCCAGGATGCATATCAGAAAGATCCCTGCAAAGAAAGCACAACAGGTGATCAACTTTTTCAAAGAAGTATATAAAGTACATTACGGTGAGGCCATCGTGTTATTGTTCTACAATCTTGAAACAAAACAACACAAGATTGTAGTTCCTGTTCAAGAAGTCAGTGGTGGTGCCGCGGATTATAATAAAGGCATCACAATTGATGGATGGGATATGATCGGTACAATTCATAGTCATGCTTCAATGTCAGCATTTCATTCAGGTGTTGACGACAACGATGAAAAATCATTCGATGGTCTTCATATAACATTCGGTAATATGAGAGATGATGATATTAGCGTATCAGCATCAATTGTAGCCAATGGTCATCGGGTGATTGTAAATCCATGTGAATATATTAATCAGATGGAACTGACAGTTGATATTAACGAAGAAGAAAAAATACCAGCGGCTACAACATGGCGTTGGGATTCAACGAAGCACAAAATGGTCCAGGTTAAAACCGGTAAATATTATACCCGCCGGAAGTTTGATCAGAGATATCGTGTTCGTCTTGCGAAAGACCCCAAATTCCCAGCCGAATGGATGGAACGTGTATCGAAGAAAACATACACAAACATATATTCTTATGGTTCAGGATGGGATCAGGGTTGGTATGGGTATAACGCACATAACCCTCATTACGACAAAAATGCCTGGAAGGGGTGGCAAGGTCACGGTGTCAAAAATACAAAAACTGGCAAACCTAAGACCATGACCCCGCCACCTTCGGTTGTAGTTGGATCATCTGGTGCATTAATACCAGCTAAACCAATACCACCAACGGTAAAACCGAAGACGACACCTTGTGATGATTGCACATTCAAGAATCATAAAGTTAATATGATGATTGAACACATGGACGATCAAACGAAAAAATCCATTCTTGCGTGGGCAATTGAACAATTAGAAGGCGAAAATTATAAAGTGGTCGCCGACGATCCAGTGGATGATACAGGACTTACTCATTATCATTGTATGGGATGCAACAATTATTTATCATTCGATGAAGACGCCGATGATGTAATGGCGTGTTGCCCAACATGTCAGAGTGAAGATTACCTGGTAGAAGTTACAGCCGCTGAGATCATGATGGAAGCTGAAGGGTCTGACAACGAGGAACTCGAACCAGGCATGATTAAATGTAGTGCCTGTGCAAGTTCATTCACAAAAGACTTCTTGAATGACGGAAAGTGTCCAACCTGCGGTAATCAAGTAATGGATCCACATGCCGTTGTTGAATACAAGTCCGAAGTAACAGATTCAGGTTACATCGCCTGTCCGGATTGTGGTCATCAAAATATGGTGGCAAATCTTGAACTTGACAACAGGTGTAACTTTTGTCCGTATGAGTTTGAACCATTCGAGATCCGAAATGCAATGGCTGAAAGTCTTGCTGCTGCCAGATTAAACAGTGCAGAATCAATTGAAGACCCAATGGAAGAACAACTAAAGAAGGACTCCGGAATGTATTTAGATTCGGATCAAGAGGCTATTAACCGAATTGCTGAACAAGATCAGGAACGTATTCCAGTTCCAGGCAGTGATTCAACTCCAATTAACAAAAAGTCAGGCGTCTTTGCATCTCTATTTGAAAAAGCGAAGAAAGCGGCAAAAGGACTGTAAACACTATGGAAATAGTTGTTATTGGTCTAGGTGGTGTCGGGTCATTGTTATGTGAAAGAATGGCCCGATATCTATCCTATTCAGCAGGAACAAGCGCAAGCATGTTACTCGTTGATGGAGACTCTTACGAAGCGAAAAATTTCGAAAGACAAGACTTCACTCAAATGGGTAATAAAGCTGAAGTGAAAGCTGCCGATCTTAAAATGCAGTTTTCCATGTTAAATGTAAGTTCATTCCCAGCCTTCGTGAACGAGACAAATCTATCGGAAGTTGTTAAAGAAGGCAATATTGTATTTAGCTGCGTAGATAACCATAAAACCAGAATGATTCTTTCAAATTATTGCAAGCAATTACAAGATGTTACTTTGATTTCTGGTGGCAATGATATGGTTGATGGAAACGTACAGATTTACATCAGGCAAAATGGGAAAGATATTACTCCCGACCTTTGTGCGTATCATCCGGAGATTGCCAAACCCGACGACAAGTTACCAGAAGAGATGTCATGCGAAGAATTAGCAGCAGCAGAACCACAATTATACTTCGCAAATCTCGGTGTTGCAACCATTATGTGTTGGGCGTTTTATAACGCAATTGTCAAGAAGCAGTACGATAAGTCTGAAGTGTATTTTGATCTTACACAGATGGCAGCTCGTGCCCAAACAAGAATCGTGAAAGACTAACTGACTTGCAAGTCAAACAAAAAAAAGTGAAAAGGAAATTAAAAACATGGCACAGTACAAAAGAGAAACTCTAGAGGCAAAAACCGTTCGTGATCTTCGTCAACTGGTAGTGAAATTGGGTATCGTTGGATTCACCAAGAAACCCAAATCGGTCATCATCGACGCCATTATGGCCAAACATGGTGTTGCCGGTTCAACCACCGCAACCATCGCAGCCGATGGTCCCGCCGCAAAACCCCTGGATGGAGTGGAAGCAACCTTCCAATCTTCAGTCACCAAACCCACCCTGAAAAAGGGTGATCGCCTGAGCACAACCCTTCAGGTATCATGTGGTGCATCTTCAGGTCGTTTTCCGGTCGCTGGCCGCACAGTCGCCGAAGTTGGGGATTTCCTTCGGGAAGTTCTGAACGTGGACAAACTCTCCACTGGCCTGGTCAACGGCAAAGAAGTTGACGGAACCTACAAACTCAAAGCGGGTGACACCCTTGAGTTCCTGAAACCAGCCGGGAAGAAAGGATAATCTCCTTCACAATTGGGGGGCTCCTTCGGGAGCTCCCCTCCCCATTAATCGAAAGGAGAACACCGTGAATGAAGCGAATTGCTGTGATAGGTCTCGGCACCCTTGGCGGGGCCGTATGTAAAAATATATCCACAATGGAATCTATAGAAGAATTGGTTATTGTTGATTATGATGTTTTAGAAAGTAGAAATATTCATAATTCAGTATATAATGCATCACAAATTGGGGAAACTAAAGTTGATGCATTGACAGAACTAATTGAGAATGATATTGGTGTCATTCCAATTCATGAAAAATATAAAGAAAGAAAAACCAAACTTCCAGAATGTGATCTTGTAGTAGATTGTAGAGATGTTGTTTGTAACAGGGGTAATGAAATTGATGTTAGACTTTATATAACAGGTAGAATACTCATAATCGATTGCAGAAAAAACATAAGGAGTCAATACCATTATAAAGGATCATATCGAAATCAATTATCAAAAAGTGAATTGAACAAAGCTGGTTTCTTTGCATCACAAATTATATGTAGCGATCAAATAAAAGAAATGAAGCAAAATCAATTAGTTCAAAGAATTGATTTAAATCTATTGCCATCAATTATAGATCAAGCTATGAAAACCAGTAATAAAAATCGTATTGATATTATTTATGATTCAGATGTTGGAGATAGACTTCATTGTCTTGAAGAAAACATTGATCCAATTTTATGTTTGAATCAAACAAAAGATGTTGAAGTATTCATTGGAGAAAGAAACCTTGATCCATTTAGACAGATGCAAAGATTACCACAAGTCGCAAAAACAAAATATGATGTTATCCCTCAAAATTCATTAAGAAATTCAAATGATTTGATATACGCATTATCAAAGATTGTGAAAGAACAATGCAATATAGTAAATTTTATTGTTACATTAAGAAGCGTGAATGGAGAAACATTTGTTGAATTACTCGAAGAAACCGGAGCGGCCTGACGATCATCATTTTATTGTTGGAGACTCCAACGGAAAGGAATTATATAAAAAGACTCATATTTATATAACGAAAATAATTCCAAATAGAATCATAATGGATAAAAATGCTTATGAAATCACATATGTAAATGAAATGTATCATTTAGATGGGTTTACAATAACAACAGAAAACGACAAAGTCCTCTATGTAAGAGTCTTTGGGTATCATCCAAATTGTGATCCTGACACAGATGTTTTTTGTTTGCCTGATTTCAAAAAAGGAATATATCTAACAAAAGAATATTTGGATATAGTCATAACAAACATTCAAACTTATTATTTAGATAATTGCTTTTTTAATCCAATTGGTAAAAATGTTCGTTATAGAAAATTAAAGTCTATGTATGTTCAGTTAAATAAATAAGGAGGGAAGATGCCAAAGAAACAAACAAATCCAATTGAAACTTATGTCGAAGATGTTGTCATAAGAATATTGGACAAAAGAGAATCAAAGCTTAAAGAGGAAGATGCTCAAGAAATAATAAAAGCAATCATACCTGAAATAGAATCAATTGTTTCAAGGGTTGTGATTCTTCATCTGAAAGCACTAGCAACACACGTTCAAACAAATTTAAAAGACCCGGAGGAATAATATAATATGCCAAAAATTCTCGACTACCAATCATTCTGCGAAGAGTTGCCTGAAGTTACATCATTGAAAACAATAGGAAAAAAGAAGTTTCATCCCGATGGTTTGTTTTCAGAGCAGATTTTTGGACCTGTCAAAAATTACACATGTCAATGCGGAACTTATTATGGCATTTCAAAATCAGGCGGACAGTGTGATTTATGTAAGGTTGATATTATAAACAGTGATGAACGCAGAAAGAGATTTGCAAAAATCGTTCTCCCAATGCCCGTTGTAAATCCTTTGATGTATGATTTAGTTACCGATCTGGGTGGAAAAGTTCTAAAGGGCGCAATTGACGAATTAATGAAAAGTGAAAAGAGCTCTTTATATTTTGATCAGGATGAACCTGTCGTTACAACCAATCCTGAATCTATTCCAGATGGAACTGATGTATGGGAAAAGACTGATGCAATTTATATGTTAGTTGAGAAAGTGGCCAAAACATTAGCAGCAGAAAATGTAGAAGAATGGCAACTTATTCTTAATAACATGGATTCGTTATTAATCAATAAAATCATAGTCTTACCTCCTGATTTAAGACCTGTTTCAAAGGGCGGCGGCGGAAAACAATTAATGGACAAAATCAATCGATATTATGTCCAGATTTTAACGAAAAAAGAAATTATGAGAGATACAGTAATGAACATCCATGCTGATAAAAATGTTTATTACACATATTTCACTCAGTTGCAAAATGTAGTAAATGAATTATACACAAGAATACTTGAAAAGATGGCGAAAAAAGAAGGTCTGATTCGTGGCAACATTTTAGGAAAACGAATTGACTTTTCTGGTCGTGCTGTTATTGCACCAGAACCAACATTGAATTTAAATCAATGTGTATTACCATACTTAATGATTCTTGAAATGTTTAAACTTCCAATAGCAAAAAGAATTATAGAGTTGGGTCATTTTAAACTCCTAAATAAAGCAATCAATTTTGTTGATCAATGTATTGAAACAGATGATCCAGTCTTGTTTAAAATTGTTGAAGAATTAATTGAAGGTGAAGTTTGTATTTTAAACAGACAACCATCATTGCATAAATTAGGAATGTTGGGTTTTTATATTAAAGTTTCTCTTGACAAAGTTATTAAAATACACCCATTAGTTTGCCCTCCATTTAATGCAGATTTTGATGGAGATCAAATGGCTGTTTATATTCCGGTATCTCCTGAAGCAAAAGCTGAGATTATCGATAAAATGTTTGTTACGAAAAATTTAAACAGTCCGGCAAATGAAGATCTAACAACAACTCCAAGTCAAGATATTGTATTAGGAATATATTTCTTGACATCGAAACCTGAAGGTGAAGAAATTTTCAACTCATGTTTACCTGAAGGCTATAGACGTATCAAAGGCGTTGTTAATAAAAATATTTTAATGGATGTATTAAATGATATAAAAGACAATTACCCTGAACCAGTAACCGCAGTAATATTAGACAAAATAAAGAAAATCGGATTCAAATATGCAACATTAGTTGGTTGTACAATGTCATTAGAAGATTGTTATTTTGAAGGATCTGGTGCAATGCGAGATATTTTATATTCAAGCAATGAACCACGTAAACAATTAATGGCATTGAATGATGATAAAGTTGTTGAAGAACTAAGAAAAAGATTCATGTATTCATATCTTATTGACTCAGGGGCCAGAGGTAGTTGGGATCAGGTCAAACAGTTAATATTAACAAGAGGGTTCATATCAAATTTTGATGGAGAAATTCTACCGCAACCAATTAAACATAGTCTGATAGAAGGGTTAACACAAGAAGAATTTTTCTTTTCAACATATGGTTGTAGAAAAGGACTCCTTGACGTTGCATTGAATACAGGAACATCAGGATATCTTTCAAGAAAATTGATTTTCACATGTGCAAATTTGCAGATTGATTTGGATTCAGAAGATTGCGGCACAACAGATTTTCTGAGTGTGAAAGTAACATCTCCAAGAAAAGCGAAGATGTTAGTCAATAGATTTATGAAAAGTTCCAATGGTTTAGTTAAAATTACAAAAGACAATTGTATGGATCTGTTGGGGTCTACAATTGAAATTCGAAGTCCCATTTTATGCAAAAATCCAAAAATATGTCAAACATGTTATGGTGATTTGTATAAGAAATTAAACAGTAGATTTATTGGCATCATTGCCGCTCAAACTCTAGGCGAACGATCAACCCAGTTAGTGTTGAGGACATTTCACACATCAGGCTCAGCTATAATTAAAGGAGATCAAAGTCAAACAGAGGGCGCAATTGAACAAAAAGATATCATTGGTGATCTGTCTGCTGTCGCTTCATTGCTTCATAGATTTAAAGGGAAAACATATGAAGACATCGTATCGGAATTATTCGATGTATATGATAAAGACATACATCATATTCATTACGAATGTGTTGTTGCACAATTAATGTGGGTTGATTATCGCAAATGGAGATTGATTCCAAATAGAGAAAATTTCAAACCACAATATTATTCAATTCAAAGTGTTCCGAATCAAGAAAGTTGGATATTAGCAATGGCATTTTCAAATCCAAAACGATCAATCCTTCAGGGTATTTTATATGAAGGTAGATATTCGGGTGTCATGGATAAGATTCTTACGGGTGAACGAATCAGATGAGAGACCCGCAAAGAATTGAACCAATGTTGTCGTTAATTAGAGAGATCTGGTATCGTGCTCCAGATCTCCGATTAACACAATTAATAATGAATGCTTTGAGAATGAACGAAGATCCATATTATGTAGAAGACGAAATCCTAAAAAAAGCATTACAAGAACTTAAAGAAATGGTGGAGGAATAACAATTTGATTATAAACCCAGTATTTAAAATTCAAGACGAAGGTAATAATATCTTCACAATCAGAGAAACAGAATATGAAAAAATCTTACCCATTGTTTCACAAATAGTTAAGCCAGTAGAGGAAATAGGGTTTCAGATAGCTGAATTAGGAATAAAAGATTCACGATTTTCATCAGGTGAATTATCTAGAACAATTAAACAAACCTTAGCAATCAAATTACAAAAGGGAAACTCGAATATTGATTTGAGTATATTTCTACCGAAGATCATTGACAAAAATTACATCGTCATAAACGGTAGAAGAAAAATTCCGTTATTTCAGTTGTTTGACATTCCCGTAGTTACAAGGGGAGAAACAATAAAATTAAGAACGAATGTAGCAACATTGATGTTATTCAAAGATAAAGAAGCTCCTGTTATTAAAGTTAGCTTTCTAGGCAAGAAGGTTTCACTTGCTTTATTAATGTTTGCGTTCTATGGACCTGAAGCAATGGATGATAGATTTGATTTTAAACATATCAAATTTGAATCCGGTAGTGATGTATTATATGAAAATTTAATTGAAGACCTACATTTGACATGGGATGAATCAAAGGGTTATACACAAGATGATTTCATTCAAGAGTTGGGTCGAAATTATTCAAGATACAATTCAAAATCAAAGGGTGAAGACATTGTGTATGCCCTTGAAGCTATTCCAAAAATAGATATAATGACATCTCAATTCTTGCAAACGGGATCATTGATTGAAGAGTTGCTTCAAATTATTCAAGATCAATATGTCGATGATACATTGTTCACAAACAAACGAGTAAGATGTTTTGAATATATGATATTTGCGAAGATTTCAAAAATCATATTTGACTTGTGCTTTTCAAACAGAACATCCCGTCAGCCAAAATTCAACATCAACTCAAATCAAATATTGAGTGAAAGTAATGTGTCGGATATCATACAATTTGATTTCTCAATAAACCCGATTGAAGAATTGACAAAGCTATCAAGAATCAGTCTATTAGGACCAGGTGGATTCAAACGAGAGAATATTCCAAAACATTTAAGAGATATATGTCCAACAATGTTTGGTAGATTATGCCCTGTAGATACGCCAGACCGTGATAATTGCGGTGTTCTACAGAACCTGATACCTAATGTTTCTTTGGATGATAAAATGTTATTTACAAGCGATACATGCGATTCACAGCCAATATCAATACCAGTATCAATGGTTCCGTTTTGTGAACATGATGACCAAACAAGACTTCAAATGGCATCATCACAAATGCGTCAATCAATTATGTTGAAGAAGTTTGACAGAGCCATGGTTCAATCAGGATGTGAATGGTTATATACAGACCAAACTCAATTTGTTAAACGTGCAAAGAAAGATGGGAAAATTGTTCACATGGACGATAAATTCATCATGGTTGAATATACTGATGGAGATGTTGAATTGTTTAACATTGAATATCGAAAAATATATGTTGAGCATTTGGACTTTATGAATGTGTATGTAAAACCAGGTGATAAATTTAAAGCTGGTGACATTTTAGCTGAGAGTAATTATTGCAAAAATGGAGAAATCACATTTGGTAAAAATTTATTGACAGGTGTAATGGTTTATTACGGTAACAATTACGAGGATGGAATTGCAATTTCAGAACGTCTTGTGAAAGAAAATACATTAACATCAATCCATTACAAAGATTTGTCATTTACATTACCACCACATAAAGTTCTGTTATCAATTGATCCAGAAAAATATAAACCACTTCCAGAACAATATGAAACACTTGGGAAGAATACTCCATATGCAAGGATTCAAAGTTTGACATCTGATGATTTATATTCTCAATTTGGAGAAGAAACATATCTACAAACTGAAAAGAAATTCATCATACCTGAGGTCAGATTATTTGCAAATACGTGGAATACAGATATTCCTGAATTTAAAGAATGGGTTGAAAAAACATTAGATGCACAAAGTGATAAAGAAAAAGATCTGAAGAAACTCATTCAAAACAAATTTTCAAAAGAACAAGCAAACCAAATCATAAAAGAAAATGGTTTGGATTTAGGATCTTTTGTTGGGAAGTATAAACAAAAGAGAGAAAAGATAAATGGGATTCATATTAGAATAATTGGCATTCATCAACGTCCGATTCAAGTTGGTGATAAAGTTGCGAATAGACACGGAAACAAAGGAATAATTTCAAGAATTGTTCCTGAAAAGAAAATGCCAACATTACCTGATGGACGAACTCTTGATATTTGTATTAACCCACTGGGTATTATTTCAAGGATGAATGTTGGACAGTTGTTTGAATTACATCTGACAATGGCATTCTATGATTTGAAACAAAATATCAATAAGATGTTTGAAAATAATACACAAAAAGAAATCAAAGATTATTTGTTGGGTTTTATAAAAATCATTGACAAGACAAAAGATAATTGGTATTCAAAACAATTCGTTGCCGATATGCCAAAGAAAATTACTCCTGAATACATTGAACAATTGACAATAATTCAGCCTCCATTTGAATCAGTTAAAATGGAAGATTTAAAAGAAGCATTGAATTACACAGGAACAACTTTCAAACAAAGATTATATGATCCTGTTTCAAAACAATTCATCGAAAATGAAATATCAGTTGGCTATGTTTATTTTCTACGAATGGTTCACATTGCAGAAGAAAAATTAGCTGCAAGAGGTATTGGTAGTTATGCAAAAAGAACACTCCAGCCTTTGGGTGGTAGAAAAAATAAAGGTGGTCAACGATGTGGTGAAATGGAAACAGCTTGTATCATTGGTCATGATGCTCCGATCAATTTATTTGAGTTCCTGACGACCAAATCAGACTGTATTGATTTGAAAAATAAATATATCAGAAGTTTCATTGAATCAAATTTGAGTGATGAAACAAAAACATTCGATACAGTACCAGAATCAGTCAAGTTATTAAATTCATATTTGACTGTATTGGGAGTAAATCACAAATGAGCAATCCAGAATTTTCCAATTGGGAAGAGATGAGAGATCGGTTTATCGGCAGAACATCATCTTCCACCGAAGGAACAACAAGTTATCCATCCGATTATAGAGCAGAATATTTTCTGAAAATGAAACGTGATCTGGCGATGGAACAAATGAAGTATAAGTCTGAACAACCTGTAATTCGGTATCGAGTGATGGACCCACCACGCCTAAAAGCATATGATCCTGAAGAAGAAGTTAAAATCGATGAACCAAGAACATATGAAATTAAAATCGATGAATATATAGAAGGTTTTAGTGATCATGTAGAAGATGCTAAACAATATATGCGTGGTTATATTGACGGCACAACACCACCTAAAAAAGAGCCAGAAGAAGCACCAGCACCACCCAAGAAAGACCAGGAGTTTATTTTCGATCCGGAGGCACTTGATATATGAATTGTCCAGAATGTGGTAACGATATTGTATTCAGTTATATAGTACCAACAAAATCCTTCAAAGTCGAAGGTGATAAAATATCCAGAGATGATGCATGGGAGGGTCCAGCTTGGGATACTCCTACCCTTGATTTCCATTGCTCAAATGATAAAGAGCACGATATCGATACGCCAACTATTAATACATGGGCGGACGAAATCGAAGAAAAATTCTATAGTGAGGGACACATATGAAATGTTCATTACCAGATGTACAATGCACAGCACCGGAAATAAATATTCCGATAATGCAAGTAGGCGTTGAAAATGTTGAAGTGCCTTTTAGACTTGAGTCTAAATATGGTGGGCATCATCAACTGACTGCCAATGTTCAAATGACGGCAAGTCTTGATGAGGGAACCAAGGGCATATCAATGTCAAGACTTTTATTGACATTGAAACCTTATTTGGATCTACCTTTAAAAAGAGTTTTAATAAACAAAATTCTTGAAGATCTTATTCAGAATCTCGAGACAGATACAGCGACAATGAAGTTTGAATTTCGTATGCCTGTTATGAGAAAATCAATTAAAACCGATCATGAATTTCCAATCTATTACAAATGTAAATTCGAAATGAAAAGAATGATGAATGATTCTACGGACATGACCTGGTTCTATCAAGGTGTTCATGTTCAATATGCATCATATTGTCCTTGTTCTGCCGAACTATGCGGTGCGTTAGAAGAAGATGGTTATCCTCATAACCAAAGATCATTTGCTGACGTATTGGTAGAAATAGTTGAACCAAATTATGTATGGTTGGAAGACATCATCGAAACAGTAGAATCAAAAATAAATACAATACCCTATCCAATTATTAAAAGAATTGATGAACAAGAAATTGGTAGAGTGGCCGCACAAAATCCAATGTTTGTTGAGGATGCAATTCGCAAAATATCACAATCTCTTGACGAGAGAGATGATATTTACGATTGGATTGTTAAGTGTAGTCATGAAGAATCGATTCATACATCAGAAGCTATTGCTATAAATTGGAAGGGAATACATAATGGTTTCGACGGAAGGCGATTCATATGACAATTGCAGAATTATTTGCACTATATCAAAAAGAGCGTGATTATGAAAAATGTATTTTCGGTGATTATAGTAAAGTAGAAGCTTTATCATTTCCCAGTTTTCTTATATTCTTGAGGGAGTATTGTGATAGAGCGTTAAATGCTTACGCCGGAAAATGGGAAAATGAATTACCGGAGTGGATGGTAACCTGTATGGAATATGAACAAGATGGTTCAGCTCCAGTAAAAGCATATGAGGAAGTTATTAAAATAATGGCATTATCAGGTGCCGCATTAGAAACATATGCTAAAATAGATCCCGACAAGTGGAGACAAGATTTAGAAGCAGACAGCAGAAAATGGAAAAAATAATAAAAGGAGACTTTTAAAACATGAACGAAAATTTATCAGATATGATAAGAGAAGAAAACGCACAACCTCCAGTATTCGAAGAATCAAATTTAGATCTTCCAACAGAACAAGCTTCGGCAGAAGAAGCTCCAGTAGAAGAAACACAAGCCGAACCTGAAGCCGAATCAATTTCAATTGCCCCATTAAACGGCTGGTTCGAAGCAAACAGTGCGGCATTTGACAATATCAGTCAAGTAAAAGTCGCAATCCGCGGTGTCGATTCAAGCAAAACATTGATCATGGCTGTCATGGATGGTCAAGGTGAAGTTGATGGGCATCCCAGCAGAGATTTGCAAGTGTTTAAAAATGCAGATGTTCAGCCAGTATTAGCAATCCCTGCAAGCGAAATGCAAATCTTCAACAATGGTTTCAAAATCGTTTATCCATATGATGATATCGTCGTCAAATGTTACGGAGTAAGAACAGGTCTGATCTGTGTTTTCTGTAACATGATTAACGATTTCCCTGTGCCATATCAAGTAGTTAAAGTAAAGAAAAAAGATACATCAGTTAAAGTTGTAAGAAGACCAGCTGCAGAAGTGATAGTGAAAATGCCTTTGGCTGCTGATCTCGAAGCATTACAATTACTGTACAAACAAAGCAGCAAAGCTGTTGATGAATTATCAACAGTTGAGTCCGTGATCGGATGGCTGCTCGAAAAACAATCTGAAGTGACGGACATCAATCATCTATTACAGATTGATAACGTCATTATCAGTATCCTGGCGTAAATGAATTGGGGTGGGCGAAGTGTCTTGGATTTAGTATACGGCGAGTGAACGATTCAAGAACCACAGGCCCCGCTTCGTCCACCCCCACTCAGGAGTCTTATGAAAATAAATGAAAATTTAAATTTGATAATGAAAGACCTATATCTTTACGATATAGAAGCATGTCATTATAACATCATCAAACACTTGGGTCTTGATACATCAGAATTAAATGAAAATGATAAGACAGGAAGAAATATTGCAATTGGTAAAATGATGAGAAAGAATCCAAGGTTGACATCAACATTAAGAAATACAACCGCGTCTATCATTGATGAATACATACGAAGAAATAAAATTCAAGATGATGAAATTGTTATAAGACAATACGATGGTATGATACTCACAAGAGGATTAAGAGAAACAGAAATTGGAAAGATTCCTCTAAAGAAAAGAAATTTCTTTCAAATATTTATCTGTTCAATTGATCGCTCTAAATATATATCACTCGACCAATCCTTCAAGACATCTATTAAAGGCGTCCCATTTCGATATCCTCAAATGGATGAGATTTATTCACAAATATGTAAATTAAATTTCGGAAAAAAGGGAGCAATATTTAGAGGTCTTCAAAATATAAAAGATAGATTTTTTAATTCAGAAGATACAAAATTATTCGGAATCCCGTTGAAGAATGGAAAATTCAATATCTTCATTACACGTTATGGTGAGATGCAGGTATCGGAACAAACATTAAAGATTATGGATCCGGAAGATATTGACAAACAACGATATTTCGATTTTTATATAATCCCATTCACGAAAAGCATCGTGTATGAATTTGTTAAGTGAGGTGAGAATGAAACAAAAATTAGCTTTGAATATTGCAGCAGGAAAAATGCTTCCATTAGATTTAGATTATTTCCATTTGATAAATTTAGATACGATGTATTACAATCATCAGGAACCATCTATTATCGAACAATCAATACATGCAAAACCTACAACTGGAAGAACATTTTATTGTAAAGCAGATGCATTTGAATTTATGGAAAGGACACAATTATACTTCGATCAAATATGTGTTTATCGATTCCTTGAGCATGTATCGTTTACACAATTGGAGTATTTCATTTATCTACTTTCGACGGTTACACAACCCGGCGCAATTGTTGATATAATTGTTCCGAATTATATTCAATTGGCTGAAATGATTTTAAACGATAATCCGAATATGTCAGATTTTGCAGCTAAAAATATTTTACTAACAACGGAATTGTTGAATGAACCATCTTGCCCACATGCATCAATTTGGACTCCCAAGAGAGCAAAACATTTCTTTGAATTAGAAAAAAGATTCAGGATTGTTAGTATAGATCCGGCGTTCAAATATGATGGTCGTGATATATACATGAGGTTTAAAGCGGAGAGAGTATGAGCGGCGTATATGTAAAAGGGCCACGTTTTCATTCAAAATCATCTGGTGATTGTGGCGGGGGTGGTGGTTTTCAAATAACCCGCCCAACTCGTCGTGAAAAAATGTTTCGAGCTGATGTAGCTATATATGTTTACTCTGATGGAAGAGTTGAAATTGGAAAAGATCGAAACGGTGATCATGGATCAGCCGATATTGAAAAAGCTGTTCTACATTTTTCAAGAATACTTGCGAATCTAAAATTAAAAGACACAAATCTTGATATGTTTAAAGAAGGTCTAGCAGAAATGCTAAGTGAAGAAATGAATAAAGTATTGGAAGGAAATCATTATGAGAGAACCATTTGCTCAGAGAGCACAAGAAATGGGTCTAACAACGATAGGGGCACATAAAGGATTATACACATATGCCGATATGTATTCTGAAGTTGTTTATAGACAGTTATTTACAGGGATGATAAACGTCAGTGAAAGAGAACGACATCCAACTGATGGTATGCCTACTCCTCTTATAGCTATCTATACAAGACCAACAGCCGATGTAGACTTCGAATATGCCGGCTATGTTTCTGATATTTATCAATTTATCGGAAATGAAGTATTATGTAACAGTGTTAGAGATTCAATTCAACAAGTTGGCTTGCCAATCGTCAGAGAAAACCCAATAATGACTTGGGATCATACGAGGCTAAGAAATGAAATCATTATTCAAAGTAGCCAACAACATCCACAAGCCGGAGATGTCCTCCCGGTCATGGTCGTCAATAACAGCTATAATGGCACCAGGGCTGCTTCTATTGCTTTCGGTATCTCTATGGAGTATAACAATGATCGCACTATTTTTGCTTTCTCTCTTGGTGAGCTACGGCAGGTTCATATTCAAAATGCTACTACCGAAATGCGTTCAACAATCACATCTTACATGAACGTATTTACTGAAAACATTACGGATATGATCACACAGAGTTTTAACAATCAGGTCACCGAGGATGAAATGCTTGGTGTGCTTGATGTCATTGAAAAATACGGCAAGAAACGCCGTGATGCGATATCGACATTACTTGAAGAGCTACAGCCTGCTGATGCCGGTCTGCCTTCGTCCTGGCAGATATTTCTGGCGATTGTCAGATACAGTAGCTTTGAACCAAACCTCAATATGAAACGAATGCTTGAGAATGCAGCGGAGAGTGTATTGGTTATACCTCGTCGTATGTATGAGGTTCTGGAACAGCTTTAATCAACCCATTGGCTATGGGACGAGAGTGGGGGTGCTGAGATGGTCACCCCCCTCTCATTTTTTTTGGAACAAAATATAAAAAAAGGAGTATAGTATGGCACAATCGAGTACCCCTCTAATTAGTGAATGGCATCCTGATGTAACATACGATTTTTCTTTGAGAATCGGGGAAGAAGATTACTCAACTGATCTAGTTAGAGTCCAACTACAGTCGTCTATAACAACTCCATATCAACATATAATTTTGGATGTATTTATGGATCCGCGGGATATTTTAAAGGATTCATTATTTGGACAACAGCCAATCAAATTAATCATTAAAATGATTGGAAAAGAAAGATCTGGGTTTGCTGCTGATGTTGAATTTGATTTAATGTATATCAATACAACTGCTGAATATGCTCCAGTGCAACAAAATTATCAATCAGATCAAAAAGAAAGATCTGTAACAAGATTTAAAACCGTATGTACTAACGCATATGCTACAATGTCAACAATGGTGAATAAGATATATTTTAACAAAACCCCTTATGATATAATTTCAGATATTATAAATACTTATACATTTGCAGAATTAAATTATGATTCAATGGGAAGAAGTACATTAGCAATAGATCAATTACTTATCCCACCAACGACTGTATATAATGTTATCAGCTATTTAGATAGAACATATGGAATATTTAATGGACCAGTTGCCATACATACAACCTATGATAATAAAGTTAAAATACAAAATTTAAATAAAAAAGCAAATATGGCACAAATAATTACGTTGTATTTGACAGCAACTGATAGCGATCAAAAAGATGTTTTTGAATCTGATGATCCAACTGTATTTTATTCTCAAGAAGCAGTTGAAAGCACATATAAAGGAAATTCTGTATTTTCTGTTGAATCTCCATCTATTAAATATATAGTAAAACCAAGCAATGCATTATCAAAAATACACACAGTTGATCTTGCAGAAATTGCTAAATCATATGGTGTAATGGAAAAGAATAATCCAGAAATATATTATAACAAAACAGCGATATCATCTGATATAAGAATTGGTTATGAAAAAGATCAAACAGGGTATGATGATGACCAAACTTTTATTCATGCAAATTTAGCTCAGAATATTTTGGATATGGCTACATTATCTGCTGATGTTAATGGAAATCTTCCATTGTTAAATTTAATGGCTGTTGGTGAGCATGTTAAAGTTGTAAGTCACGTTGATGAACATATGAAACTTTCTGGATCATATATTTTAAAAGGTAGTCGTATTCAATTCATGAAAGCTACAACATGGGAAGCCGGCGCAAAAATATTTATGTCAAGATCGAATATTGCTCAGCAATAATTAGAACAAATTATAAAGGAGAATATAAATGCAAACAGCACATAAAGTCATTGATGAATATATTGCAGAGTATTTACGATGTAAAAATGACTTTCATTATTTCTGTGCTAATTATATTAAAATTGAAATACCGGGCGAAGACGTCTTATTAAAACCATACAATAAACAATCAGAGCTTATTGATACAATCGAAAGAAAAAAATATGTATTGGTTTTAAAGAGTAGGCAAATTGGTATTTCAACAATTGTACAGGCATATGCTGCATGGTTGACAGTATTCTTTAATAATGTTGTTATTGGGATTATTTCAAAGGATGGAGCAGAAGCTACTGATTTTGCAAGAGTTATTCGCGGCATGGTTGAAAAATTACCTGATTGGATGAAACCAATGGGTGGTTCACAAGGACGTGGTCTTGCAAAAAGAACTGAGCGTTCATTTATTTTGACAAACGGTTCAAAAGTTTATGCATCCCCAGTCAATCCAAATGCTCCTGATAAGACCCTTCGTGGTAAGGCATTGACATTTTTGGTAATCGATGAGGCAGCATTTGTTGGACATGTTGAAGCAGCTTGGACATCAATGGTTCCAGCTCTATCAACAAATCAGATGCAAGCAAGAAAGGCAGGTATTCCATACGGAACAATTGTTCTTTCAACACCGAACAAAACAATTGGTATTGGTCAATGGTATTTTGAACAATATATGAGAGCTATTTCAAGGGATGATATATTTGAACCATTTGTAATTCATTGGAAAATGATTCCTGAATTAGCTGATGATCCACATTGGTATAAAACACAATGTAAATTGTTCAATCATGATCCAAAGAAGATTGCTCAAGAGTTGGAATTGAAATTCTTGCCAGCAGAAGGTTCATTCTTTGAAGCTGATACAGTTGAAAAAATACAAGGTGCATGTGTTGAACCAATAGAAAAATTAAAAGTATTTAATGGTGAGATATGGAGATTTGCTGAAGCGTTGCCACATAAACAATATATGATAGGAGTCGATACTGCACCTGAACATGGAGACGATAAATCTGCAATTACTGTTTGGGATTATCAAACACTTGAACAGGTATGGGAATATCAAGGCAAGTGTAAGGTATTGGATTTCTTAAAGGTTGTTGAAATAGCTGCAACTCAATATAGAAATGGTCCAATTGTAGTTGAATCAAACTCATATGGTAATCAGGTTGTTGAACATTTGAATCAATCAAATTTTGCAACAAGATTATATAAAGAAAAACGTGGACCAAATACAATTGTTCCAGGTCTTTCAAATAATGCAAAAACAAGACCATTAATGATTGATGCATTATATTCATATATGACAGAATACCCCGAGTCTGTTAGATCACAAAGACTTGCTCTTGAATTAACAGGGTTGGTTTCAAAAACGAGTGGTAGAGTTGAAGCTGATACAGGTTGTCACGATGACTTAGCTTTATCTACAGCTTGTTGTTTTTATGTAAGAAAATATGATCCACCTCTATTATTAGAAACAGATGGTAATGGTTATTCTGGAACAGTAGAAATGATGAAAGATATTGTTGGTTATAATACAGATTTGCCATCAGAAATAAGCAATGCAGCCATTATGAAATCTGTTAAAAATAATTTAGATAAAAATCTTGGTTTTGTTGATATAATGGATTTATATAATAAGGAATAAAAAATGGATGAAAAACATTTAAAGGAACTATTTGCTGTCCCTATTGGTCTTGAACTTGAAGCTACTGTTGATGGTCAAAAGTTTTATTCATCAGAAGGTTTAAGAAAAGCGTTTATGAAATCAATGGGTGCCGCAGGTAGAGCTACAGGTATATACAAACAAGTAGAAACCCTTGTAATGAAAAAGAAATTAATCGTTCCTTGTTATTTATCTAAAAATATGTTTCGTTTTTTTAAACATAAAATGTTTGGAAACCCCGCTGATAAAGATATGTTAGGATTTTATCACATGAAACAAAAGCGTGTTTTTATTTTAGTTGATAACAATACAAATTTCATCGGGACTGCAAAAGATGATGAATTAGCAAGTACAACAATGCATGAATGTGTTCATCTATATGCTGATAGAGCAAGAGGAAAATTTCTAAAAACATTCATGCCTGAATTAGAAAGATTTTATATTTCAGCATTTTCAAGAATGTTTCGACTAAAAACAAAACCAGATGTAAAACCAATTATTAAATTTTTAGCTAAATATGAATATAATAGAGGGTATCAATTAAATAAACAATTAACAAAATATTATTATTTATTAGAGAAGCAATTAAAACCTCATTCTGAGTTAAGTGATGATAATTTTAGAATATTACTAACAAAATTAATTGTTGCAGTTAAATTATCAATGGTTCAGTTTGATCAGTTTATAAGGGTGTATAGACAAAACATAGATATTTTTGGCCCACTCGATAGAGCATACAAAGACTCATTTGGAAAAGTTAATAATGTAGCAGGAGTCTATCAAGAATTATCATCTATATCTGAAGTCATATGCGTCCTAACAGAAATATATCCGACACATCCAAAGATCAAAAAGATCTTTAAAGATATGGCATAGGAGTTTAAAGTATGGCTATTCGTGATGATAATGCTCCTCCATCAAATCTAAGAGGAAGTATTACACAAACCGCTGATGCACAACAAGATAGAATTGGAAACATAAGCAATGTATCTAAAACTGTCTCGAACATGCAGAAGGATGTAAAACAACGCATTACTGAAACCAAACAAATGGTTGATGATTCTGAGGGGATCAGTGCGGTTCAATCATCGATGGTTAAAGTTCTTGATAAACTTCAAGATACCGTTAGTGCATTATCAACTGGTGTTAAAACAGTAACAATAGATACAGCAAAGGCAACAAAAGATGCAATTGGTGATTATAGTAAAGCTATAAGTCAAGATATTAGTTTTAATAAACAAAGTGTAGTTGCAATGGCCCTTGCCAAATCAACTCCTATATATGGTTACTTTGTTGCAAAGTTTATGGAAACAGATGTTTTCAAACGTGCAGCAGAGAGAATGAAAACTTCAATTGGTAAAGCGTTTGGAAGTCTTGCAGGTATCTTTAGAAGAGATGGTAAAAAACCAAGCAATGATCAATTAACAAGACAGGTTAAAGGTAAGATTCCACACATGGCCAAGGGCGGTGTTGTTGGAAAAGAGGGTGTAGCTAAGCTCCATGCGGCGGAAGTAGTAATGCCGGTTGAGAAGCTCCTGGAGCGAATGGATGAGAGTACAAGTGTTGCAAAGAACATTGGCAAGATTGTAGCAAAAATGACTATGCAACAAGCTGCAACATCTAAAGCTATGAGTTCCATGATTCAACATCCAGATGAAGGAATGTTTGGAAAAGATAAAAAAACAGGAATGGTTAAAAGTTTCTTCAAGATTTTAAGAGAAGAAAAAGAAAGATATAAGGATCCAATTGAAGTAAGACAGCTTCGTGAATTGATTGCTATTAGAGAAGAGTTCGGCGCTGAAATGAAAATTTGGCCAGAAGTTTGGAGTAGAATGATTGAAAAGCATCCTGTATTCAGGAATGCTGTTATATTAGGTAAAGGTTATATTAAACTTCTTGCACTAACAACATGGAAACCTGTTTATGCATTATTCAAAACAAGAGGTGGTTACGGAAGATATTTATCAAGAGCGGCAGAACCACTAAAAGCATTAAATCAAAATTCAGGTCTAATGTTTGTTGAATCAATGTGGCGTTATGATAATATGCTCAATCTATTGAAAGCTATTGCAACTGCTACAAGAGATACAGCATCAACAATAACAGGTAAAAAATATCCAAGTCTAAAAGGTATTGGAACAGGTACATGGTCGATTGCAGGTGTAACTGCTAGACTCGCTGGAGCATTAACCGGTGGAGCAATGAGACTGGCAGGCAAGATACCTGGTCTTGGTGGTGTTGGAAAATTAGGAAAGAAATTAACTGGTCTGGCTGGCACATGGGAAGGACAGAGAGAATATGCTTTGGGTTCTGCTGGTGGAAAAGAAGCAAAAGGACCAAATAAATTATACGAAGCAGCAGATATTTATGTTAAGAAAAATAAATTAGAAGTAAAAGCAATGCCAATTGCTAAGAAAATTAAAAAAGATAAACAATTATTTGAAATGGCTGAAGAAAGAACCAAGCTAACAAAGAAAGTAAATAAGAGTCTCAAAGATAAGAAATGGGTACAATGGATTCTTATGGGTTGGGGATTTCTAAAAGGAATGATTTCTAAATTTTGGAAAAACACCATTGGTAGATATCTCAATAAAAAAGTATTGGGTGGATTATTGTCTGGAGCAGGTGGGTTTGCAAAAGGCGGTTTCAAATTACCAATGGGTATGGGTCCAAAATTAGCAGGTGCAGGTGGTATTGCTGCCGGTGTTGCGTTGGGTGTCTATGAAGCATTTCAAGCTGTTAAATTGGCTGACAAATGGGGAACAAGTAAAACATCGGCAGGTATTGGTGGATTTCTTGGTGGAACAGGAGCCGGTGTTGAAGGCGCAATGATGGGAATGGGAAAAGGTGGAATGATTGGAGCTGGCGCTGGAATGTTCTTTGGTCCTCTTGGAGCAGCTATCGGTGGTGGTATTGGAGCATTAGCTGGTGGTATTCTTGGTTTTGTTGGAGGGAAAAGAATTGCTACAGGTTTAGATTGGTTGGGAGCAAAAATTAAAAAAGTAGTTCTTGCTATGAAAAAATTAATAATGATTCCAATTCATGCCATACAGGGAATGTGGGAAAAATTTAAAGAAACTGGATTTTTCAAAACAGTTGCTAAGATTACAACTTGGTATGTAGAAAGAGTAAAAAGTCAATTTAAATTGTTAATATCTGTTATCACATGGCCATTTAAAAAAGTCTGGGAACTCAATATGAAACTGAGAGACTGGACATTGGATAAAATATCTAGTGTATGGGATTGGGTAAAAGATAAAACTGGAAATATATTTGGTTCTATAGGTGGATGGTTTGGTGATAAGATAAACAGTGTATGGGATTGGGTGAAAACAAAAGCTGATGAGATTTTTACATTTGAAAATGCATGGTCAGTCATATCTACAATCTTGTCATTACCTTTCAAATTATTAAAAGGAATTGCAAAGGGTATATTCTCTCTTACAAAAACTGTAATTGGAAAAGAAAATATACAAAAAATAAAAGATATAATTTCCAATCCAATCGATTCTGTAATTGGGGTATTTAAATGGATTGGTGATTTATTTATAAAGATTAAAGATAAAATTGTTGGTGGCATTTCCAAGATACCAGGCGCTGGATGGTTCATGGATGAAAAAGATAAGAAAGGTCCTAGTGCTGTAGATAAAGCAAAGCAAAAAGGAAAGAGTTGGTGGAACACAGCTAAGAGTTGGTGGTCATCTGATGAACCAAAAAAGATTGCACAACAAGCTAAAGCTGGTATAACGACTGCTGCAATTGATAAAATTAATTCACCTGAAATGGCACAGTTAGCAAAAATGGGCAAAGAAACATATGCTCAAACAGTAGGTAGTGTAAAAGATAGATATGCTGCAATGATCGATAAAGGTAACATTGTAGTAACAGAAGCTAATTTGATGTTAGCAAGCGGTGAAATGATTGCCGAAGATTTAGGGAAAAAGATTTTAGAATCATCTAAAGCAATCGGCGAAAAAACAATGCAAGGCGCAAACGCAATGGCAAATACAGTTCAAACTGTAACAACAAACATAAGTCAAAGTCAAAATACAACAAATTCTGGTGGCGGAAATAAATTTGATCCATCATCATATTTTGATCAAATGGTATTTCAAGGCAATTATCGATAAGAGAGGGTATAGAAAATGGCCGTTGATAAAGTTAGTTTATTAGATGTATTTGGTTATCCACCTGATAACCTATTACCGATAACAACTAAAATGATAAAAAAATCTATGCCAGTTGTTCAGTTTTACCCTTCAATACCACAATTTCAAAATGGTTTGAATTTATTTACATTAAGAGATGCATGGACTGAATATTCTAAGTTGTTAGAAGATAATGGTTATACTACAACAAACGGAAAAGATAAAGGGATTCAATGTGCATTT